AAGGAAGTAGGACTTTTAAGAAAACGAATTGTATAAATTAATACGCTCTACGTACCATCTGTTATTAATTCAATATAATCTGACTTTACTAACCTAAGCGGACTAGCTGTATTATAATGCAACCTATGAGGAGAAAGAGGATCATGTACTTGCGCAACATAAGTATTAGAAGAACATTCTGTTATAGGTTGTATCTTATTAACAGATATACCTGTTAACCTATCTGTATATGTTATAGTACACTCTTCGCCTACTAAAAACATATAAGGATCAGTTACAGGAAGATCTGTTAAATCTACAATATAACAGTTTGGTTTTTCTGATACTTTAGGTCCTGTATAGGGAGGAGCTACAATATCATCGTCAAAAGCCGCTGATAGTGTATCCTCCACTACTAAGTACCTTAAATCATCAATTCTCTTTTGTGTTTGTTCAAAAGAAGTACCAGCTGGATTATTACCACTATACCTACTTTTTATAAACTGATCTTGAGCCCTATCAAAAAAATAGTCAATCTCAGCTGATAAAAAAGCAGGATATTGTAATGATTCAACCTTATCAAGTTCAATCTTAAATGCAATATGCATTTCTGATTTAGTCATTTGCTACTTCTTTTTTTGGTTTTGTTTTTGGTCTTGGAGCTTCGTCCTGAGTACGTGATTCCTCAACATCTTCTTTTGAAGCCTCGCCTGTTACATAGTAATCTTTTGTTTCACAAGCGTTCATTACCGCTAAACGTATATCTTGATTATTAGGTGACATGAGAAAATTAACAGTATCTTCAAGACTATTGCCTATAATCTCTGAACCATATTTATAAATGTTTTTATTCCTACGAATAATATTTTTAGATATAGCAATTTCAATTAAGGCTTCTATTTCACGAGATTTGTTATTAACCCACCTATCCATAAATTTATTAGGATTGGCTTCTACAAAAGTATAAAGCCTATTTTCTGCAACTTCAGAGGACATGCTTTCTGCATTATAACCAAAGAGCCTAAGTGCTTTACGTATTTCTGTAGGAGTTAATTTATCAAATTCCTTAATAGCATCTCTTTTAATTCTGTTGAAACTATTCTCAACCTTTGCTTCTTCATCCCTGTTTATTAATACAAAGTCCGCTGTTGCTTTTTGTTCTAAAAGAGAACCTTTAACACGTTTATGACCTTTGCAAAATAAGTATTTTAGCTCATCAAGAGGATCGTCTGTATCTAATATAATATCGTTTACAGAAGTACGAATCCTAAAGTTAACCCAAAATGGGTTTGTAGAAGACCTGGATAAATCAAGGCCTAGCAATGAACCAAGTCTTTTTTCATCTTCCATTGTAAGACCAGTGTACATAGCACCTGATCTTGTTAAATAAGGTCCTAGATCATCAAAACAGTTTTTATATTTCAATATACCTGACCATTTGTTCCAGCCTATGGGGCGCAATATAACTTGCATAGTTATAGATATTTAAAGTTAAACATAAGAATGTTGGGGGTGATTACTCATCACCCCACATCACATCCAGTATTATTCAGCGTCGCAATATAATTCGCCAGACGTTGTAGGATCAGCAAGCATTACGCCGAACTCTGAGAGGAAGTGTACTGAGTACCCGTCCTTAGCATTCGAACGAAGAGTGCTGATTGATTTAGCGTGTCCTGAACCAGGAGCCACTGAACCAGCTGTATGCCATACAACAAGCTCACGATCTTTACGGACTATCTTACGTAAGTTAGCCTCACCATCACGCATGCTAGTATCAACGATAAGGATGCGATATGATTCAAGAGGTTTACCACTTACAGGATGAAGTTTACGATTATGAATAACGTCATCAAGGATAGGCAGATGCTTAAGAGTAAGTGTAATACCATTAAGACCTTTGTATGTAACAAATTGCCCACCAAGAGTCAGTTGCTGACCTGAACCAGTAATAAAGAATGAATGATCCATCAGGGTATAACCTGAAGCTTTATCACGAAGTACACGGTCAAATTCACGAAGACCCATTTCACCTGACAGCCCAACAAAGTTGCGCTCACCAAAACCTTTAATATTATATGAAAGGTCTGATAAGAAACTATCAAGAATTTCTAATGTCAGAGTTGTATAAGCACGCCTGTTTGCAGGAGCAATTTGCTCAAGAAAACCAGCACCAATACGAACCGGACGACCATTAGTACCCTTAAGGGCAACAGTGCCATCGGTAGCAGCGTTATATTTCATATAGACCATAAGCCTATCGAGACGCTCATACCACTGACGCCAAGCTGTCCACTCTTGATATACAGACCAGTATTTTGTTTCTTTCTTTGTCTGAGGATCCCTCATAGAGACCACCATAACAGTAGAGAAAGCATCGCCACTAATATCGTACGAAGCACGAGTTGTAGTAAGCTGGTTGCGAAGTTTGAACGGAGTCTGAGCATTGAAGATGTCAGCCTCGTCGCTCCATTCTTCGTAAGCAGATGCTAAGCGGCTAACCCTTGTACCAGGAAGTAAAAGTGAAGGCGGAACGAACGATTCCTCTTTCCCGTCTGTACATGTTAATGTATAGACATAATCGTTACCATCCATATAAGGCTCGCCAATTACACGTGCCTGGAATCTGTTGTCATCAAATTCTACAAGAGCACCTGGGCCAAACCATTTTTCGGCGACCCAAATCTGGAATGTAGAACCTGCAAGACCAGGATATACACCAAGGGTGGATGAAGTAATTTCAGCACCATTGTATACAGCACGTTTAATAACGATTGCCTTATCGTGCTCAATCATAACGTCCCATTCAAAGACAGAGTTCTCGATCACTGTAGTACGGCCCATGCCGCCAGTGATATAGTCAAGAACACTACCCTGATCGAAACGACCGAATATCGTTGAGATGATACCAGGCATTTTATGCGGAGCAGTAAGGAGTAACCTTGAAAGTTCTGCTTCATCTTTTAAATCTGAGGTCCACTTGGTTTTGTAGATCTGCAAATTGTTAAGAAGATTGTCAATCATGTGTTTTAAAATTTAGTTATTTTATTTGTTAAGCAAAGCTCCAATTTTCATAAGAGGTTCGGAAGTTCCACTAAAACTCGTATTGCCCCCAGCACTACGCTTTTCTTTACCTGCTTTAAACTTTTTACGAATGTCCTCTATTGCTTTTTTTTCGCCTTGTTTTTTATTTTCAGAAATTATTTTATCAGCATACTTCATAAAATATGCTGTCTCAATTAAGTTGTTAATACGTTTGCTTGGATCTTGATAATCTTTCTGCATCGGAGTTAATCCCGTTTTGTCTGTTTTGAACATATAGTCTAAAAGTTCTTTACGCTCAGACTCAGATATTGTAACACCACGAACGGTTTTCAACTGCCCTACTGTACTATATACAGTTTCTACAAAATCTTGTTTCGCTTTTTGTTCATCCAACGCAAACTTTTCTTGTTCTGCTAATAGCTTTTTTGCTTTTTTCTCCCTGAATTCTTTTACCAATTCTAGAGCTTCTTCAGCCTCATCTTGTAGAACACCTGCGTCTTCATACCTATCAATGGCACGTTTAATCTTTTCTTCTTTGTATCCTTGATTAAGCATATGCTCTCGTAGGATAGCTTTCTGATCCCTATCCACAGTTATATCAACATTCTCTAAATCTAATGTATTACTATATACTTCACTATAATAAGTTTTTATATCACCACCTTCGGCAACAAACTTATTTAGCTCTTCAAGTTCTTCATTAGCAAAAGTAGGTTTAGAATTTTCTTTTACTACTTGAATCAATAGATCAACTACGTCATCAAGAGTTTTTATCTCCATATCTTCAGGTATAGCTATGCCTAACTTTTCTGCTAAATCTGTAGCAAAATAAGCGCTAACCTCCCCTTCATATTGTGATAAGTCTTCAGCAGGTTCATCTACTGTTTTATCGTCGTCACCTACTTTATCATCATCCGTTTTATCTGGTTCATCTGTACCAGCTACATCATCTGTTGTATCGTCATCATCTACTACAGTATCTGGCTCATCGACATCATCGTCATCAACCTTTACTTTAGCTTTTGGTTCATCGCTACCATCGTCTTTATATAACATAGACGAGAGCGCATCAAATCCTTGAAATAAGTCTTTCTTATCTTCAGCCATAATTATTATTTTTTACTAGTTATTGGTTTTTTGCGAGCTTGGATACGCCTAATGGCTAACTCTTTTTCCTTTTGCTCTTCCGCTTTTTTATTCTTACGTTCTGCTTCTTTTTGAGCACGCTCTTTGAGTGCGGCATCTCTACGAGCTTTTTCTTCTTCTAACCTAAGCTTTTGTTTATCTAAACTATCCTGAAGAGAGTTATCTTCTGGCATTGGCTCTTGTTGATTTTCCATATTCATCATAGCAACCTGTATGGCTGTTTCTGCCTTCCTAATGCTATCTTCCTCTTTAATTCTTAAATCTTCAGATCTTAAGTTATATTCATCCTCATTCTTTTGCTGTTCAAGCATCATTTGTTGTTCAGCCATAGCTGCTTCCTGTTCTTGTTGTTGCTGAACCATCTGCATCCTACGTTCTTCAATCTCTTGTAATTTATTCTTAATCATAGTCATATTATCTGCAGTAAGTATTTCTGCAGCATCAAGAATACTAGCCCCATTCTGCATAGCAGGTTGTAATAAAGTCTTAAGGGCTTCTATATTCATAGAATCCTTTGTAGAGTCGCTTACAAATACATCAATATCAGCATATATAAAATCTTCGCTTATATCTAGGAATGTCCTAGCTCCATCTGACAAAACAAATTGTAACTTCTTTTTGTCGCTATTACTAAACTGATGCTGAGCAACATTTATAAGCATATTATAAACTCTACGCTTAACTTGATTATGTAACCAGAATAATGGTTCAGTAATATGAGAGGACTGTTGTACAGACCTTTCAACATTACCTACTAGTTCCCTAGTATTTATAGAACCTTCACGTTGTTTAGTAATACCAACTATCTCACCGATCATTATCTCGATCTTCTCTAATAGTTGAATATATTTATCAACAGACTGTATTGTAGAAAGATTTTGTGCGGATATCTGATTAAATGGTGCCATTTTACCACCTTCCCTACCAGGAACATCCCATCCTTCTTCGTATGGATTTATGAAGTTAATACCCAACGCATTTAGATAATGTAACCATTTATCTATATCAATACCATATTTTTTTGGTATTTGAGTTATATCCATATTAAGAATAGCACCCTTATCTTTGGCAATTGCTAATTCTATTCTATACCATATAACCATATACATATATTGTAATGGTTTCATAAGTTCTATTAATGACTTACCATAAGCATTTGTAGCATTATAAACTACACCCGTATAAGGTAACCTATTATCATTAATAGTTTCCATGGACCTATGTTGATAAGGAATAGGTCTAGCTTTATATTTATCTTCGCCTATCTTATAACCTTCCCATATTTCATCAACCCATTCCCATTCGATTATATCATCTGGCATAGGAACATATGTTTCATCTACTACAACTGTCTCAACACTACCATCTTCTTGAGGTACACTTAAGAAACCAATTCTAGTATAAGAACGCCATGTTACATGATGACAATATAATTCGTCTGATGGAGCAGGCTTGTTACCACCGCCCATAAATCTATTGGCTAAATTCTCAGACCACCTAATACCACCATCTCCAATACTGCCCATCCTACTTGATGAACTTGTGCCACCGCCTTGACTAATTTCAGCTAATATATCATCTAAATCGCTTTCGTCTAATAGATCCCTTAACCTATCATATAGAGCATATGGGGACATATAAAATGAACGACGGAACCAACTCTTTTGATCTATAAAATCTGTAGTAGCATCTATATCAAAATCACAATCTCTAGGATCTACACGTTCCACAACAGGTTCACCATTTATAGTACCTGTATAGTAAATTTCCATACGAGCAGCTTGAGCATCAAACCACCCTTTAAGAAATTCACTCTTTATATTTAAACGCTCTTTTAAGTATTTCAATAAATTATAGGCAACCTCTTCTGCCATAGTTTTGTAGCTATACTTCATATACTTCTGTACATCTTGCATAGTTACTGGGAATTCCTCCCCACGTAATGTTGCATTTAAAACCTGCATTAGACGAGATTTATACTCTTCTTGCACAGTAGATACAACATCATAATTAGTTTGTATAACATAAAAATCGTCTGGACGTTTAGATTCTTCACCAACCAATAAATCAACCTTAGGACGTATTATATTATAGTTTTGAATATTTGCAGGAAATGTGTCACCAACATCATATGGATCAGTAACATATTTAAAGTCATTCCTGTCAAACTCTGAATCATATAGGCCATAAGCAAGGTTCATGCGCTCATACCTATTATGAATATTATCTTCACCACCAACACCAACTCTGCCTATATAATAATCTATAGTGTCCTGTTGCCAAGACTTATTCTTTTGACTAAATGGTATCTTTTGGTTTGGTAACCCTTTTGCATTATTTTGCGACATAATAATTAGGAATTTTATTTAAAAACAATGGTTTTTTGAAAAGATATAAATCAATCTTCTCTTCGTCTGTAATCTTTTTTATTTTAACATGCTGTAACTCTACATTATATATAAGAGCTAAACCAAATGAAATAACTCGGTCATAGTTACCACGCAATGGATCATATGCTATAAGTTCTTCTAATAAAGCTTCTGAATATATTTTTGTAAGATTCTTACGACCAGGTTCATATTCTTCTAATAACCAATCCCTAATGAGTGTTTCCATCCATTGTTTAATTGGTTTATTCATATGAGTGCCTTTACCCCTAGCAACAGTAAGATCCTTTATAATATCTTTTAATTTTGAAGGTTGATCTGCTAATAGGTAATCACAATGTTTATTCACAAAATAAGTAAATAAACCTTTCTTCTCATTTTCATATAATAGAGTTGCCCCATAATACATTAATAACATCCTTACTGTTTCATAGAAAGTATCAGCTTTATCAGGCCTACCTGTATATTCTGCTACAGGTACATCATACCATGATTCAAAGGCCTGAACTCGTTTATATATAAATATAGAACCTAATGAATCTGTAACAGCAGTATCGTGATCATATGGGTCACAACCACCTATATATAAACCCCATGGTGGATTTTCGATAGGATGTTCCCATATAACAACGGCACCCTCTTTACTTTCACCAGCCTGTATCTTATACCTAGTAAGGTCTTTAAGCTTTGGATTTTGTTCAAACTTTACTTTACCATCTGGTGCAAAATATAAAGTGCCAACTTGTTTTAGCCCCTTTATTGATTCAGAATTCCTGATAGTTGCCAAATGCCTAATAAGATCCTTCTTAGGAAACATATTAGTACTGACATTAAGTGTGGCCTCACCAGGTGTTAATGGTTGTTCACATATATGCCTATCTATAGCATTACGATCAGAAGCATTAGTTATTACTTTTTCACGCTCTGTTAATATAAATTGAGTAGCTTGGTCAAAGTCGGTATTACCATCTTCGTCCATAAACTTTTCTATATTTGCAGATTGTGGTATGAAAAAACCACATGAAGTATCATGCTCCCCTTCGTCCCATATATTTCTTAATGGTAAACAGTTATATGCATCAGGTTCATAAAATAGGTCCTTAAGACCAGTATAGTCTGCTTCCTCTGTACCACCAGTACCATAAGCTATCATAAGACCAAATGCCTCGCCATCATGTTCTACAGAAGGCCTAGCTACCTGCCATGCAGTTTTAAGATTTGGAAACTTACCAGCCTCTTCAAATAGTATTAATTTACCACGTTTACCTCTGGCTTTCTGAGGATCATTCTTTAGGGAAATACCTATTATCTCAGATTTATAGCCTTGTTCAATTGGCACACCATTAACATTCTCTATGAAAGAAGCACGCCTATGCATAGAACTATTTTTAACTTGCCTATGTTTATACCACCCTGTATTATTGTCTATGAAGTCCATCATATCCCAGGCCTTAGATAGTACACCGTCTTTAGTTAAGAATTCTGTTTCAGCTGCTATTGCATATGATACAGATTCCCTAA